GACAGCTTCACCATTCAGGGTGAGCCGGTGCGTGACCGCGAACGCCTGATCTGGTCACTGGACGTCCGACCATCATGAAGCTGAAGATTGCCTTCGACCCCGACCTCATCGCGCTGATGCAAGCCGAAATCGCCGCCGGGGAAAAGGCCGTCTCAGCTGCCATGCGAGAAGCGGGCACTTCCCTCAAATCCGCCTGGCGCGGCCAGATCACCGGCGCGGGGCTGGGCACGAGGCTTGGCAACTCCATCCGCCTCGCCAGCTTCCCGAAATCAGGCGACAGCCTGAACGCGGCGGCGCTGGTCTGGTCCAACGCGCCGGTGATCATTGGGGCGCATGACAGTGGACCGCTGATCCGGTCAAAGGATGGGTTCTGGCTGGCGATCCCGACCCCGGCCGCCGGGAAAAGCACAAAAGGCAGCCGGATCACTCCTGGCGAATGGGAACGCCGCACAGGGTTGCGACTGCGGTTCATCTACCGACGTCGCGGGCCGAGCCTGCTGGTGGTGGAGGGGCGATTGAATTCGAAAGGCCGGGCCGTGGCGTCAAAGTCGAAAACCGGACGCGGCGTGGCGACAGTTCCGATTTTTCTGCTGGTCCCGCAGGTCAAGCTACGCAAGCGGCTGGACTTGGCGCGAGATGCAGAACGGGCGGTGGACGGCGTGCCGGGGCTGATCGTGGCAGGGTGGGTGACAAATTCGGACAGGGTCTGACGCGGGCTCGGCGATGTTCGCTTGATGGTTGAATTGCGCATCGCTAGCCTGATTCTGAACCGACAATGGAAGAATTCTCAAAATGATGCGCAATTTCCTCCTTACCCTGACGACGACGGCACTTATCGGATTTCCTGCCGGTGCTGATCCATCGCAGCAAGAGGTCGACACAGCGCGTTCAGAATGCCGCGATGCGTTTCTTGCGCGGGATGCCGAAGCCTATATGGACGCTGCGGCATCAATGATCGCATGGGGCTCCTTGCAGAACGCGGATTGGTCGAGGGAGGTCGAGTTGTGCCTTGCTTTTGCCGAAGCAATTGAAGGCGCGAGTCTAGACACCGCTCGTGAAAGGGCGGCTGGCCTATCCGATGCAGTCGGCCCGACCCCGGCCCCGTCTGAGGAGGCAGCGGCACCACAAGCAGATGCGCCTGCAGTCGATACGCGGATCGCAGATTTTCTTTCCCGGATCCAAGCAGATGGGGCAGACGTGGAAGCGATTGCGCGCGAGATCGCCGCGGACACGACCTTTGCGCCACCTCCAAGTCCTGAACGTGATGCGCTTGAAGAAGCACTCAATGCATACGTTCGACCCATTCCCGCCGCACAAGCCGAACGCAATTTTGTCGCGTATCAAGCCCTGGCGCGGGTAAACGGCGAAAACCAGACCTACGTCGACAAGGCTGCAAGTTACGAACAAGCTATCGAAGCGGAACGTGAGCAACTGCAAAGAACGGCCCGTGCGCTCGAGGGGCGACTGGTGCGAACGACGGCCGAGTTCGACGGTTCCTCTTGGGGGCGGCACCCATCGTCCCCGCGCTTTCAGGATATCCGAAACTACGTGACCCTCTATCTGATCGAATCTGGCTCGGGTCAGAAGACCATGGAGCTGTTCTTCAACTACACATCACGGAGTGGCTGGCTGTTCGTCGAAAGCGCCTCGATCAACATTGACGGAGAAACGACCCGAGTACCGGTTGGTCAATGGTTTCGCGACAATGACACCGAGATTTGGGAGTTCGCCAGCATGCGAGGCGACGCCGCCGTGGCGCTTGCCCGCAAAATCGCTGACGCGGATCGCGCCGTCATTCGCTTCAATGGGCAGCAGTTCTATGATGATTACGTCGTGTCAGACGGGGACAAGCGTGTCATCCGAGAAATGCTGGCAATGTGGGAAGTGATCTCCGCAGAATAAAGTGTGATCGCTCTGCGGCGAACCATCCCAAGGCGATCCTCAAACCAAAAACTTGGCCAGTCACGGCCTTTCAGCTGAGAACGGATGGGCACACGTCAAAGTGGCGTGTGCCCGACCATTTTGGCATCAAGTGTATTGTGAGCCATGCCCACCACCCGCGAAACCGTACTCGCCGCGCTCCACGCACGGCTGCAGCCGCTTGCCGCCCCAGCCCTGCGCGACGAGGTTCTGCCCGAGCGTATCCCCTCAGCTGGGCTGATCATCCTGCGCGATGGCCAACCCGGCGAACCGGAGGTCACGCTGTCGCCGCTGCGTTATCACTATCAGCATCGGGCCGAATTGGAGGTTGTCGTCCAAGCGGGCACTGGCAGGGCCAGCGCCTTTGACACCCTGATCGCTGCCATCGGCACCGTGCTGGAATCCGACCGCACCCTCGGCGGCCTCTGCGACTGGGTCGAACCCGAAGCACCGGCCTCGGTCGATCTGCCCATCGAGGGCGCGGCCGCGCTGAAGGCGGCGGTGATCACCGTCGTGTTGCACTACTCCACCACCGGCCCGCTGGCCTGACACCCCCAACATCGAGGAGACCCCAATGGCACGTGCGCAAGGCGCGCGGGCGCAGATGGCGCTTGCGTATGAGACGGTTTACGGCACCCCGCCGGTGAGTGGGTTTCGCTTGATGCCCTTCGCCCGGACGACGCTAGGATCGGAACAGCCGCTGCTGGAATCCGAACTGCTGGGCTATGGCCGCGATCCCCTGGCCCCGATCAAGGATGCGGTCACCGCCGACGGCGAGGTGGTGATCCCCATCGATGTCGAGGCGTTCGGGTTCTGGTTGAAGGCGGCCTTCGGCCAGCCGGTCACCAGCGGCACCACGCCCAAGACCCACACTTTTCAGTCGGGCAACTGGACGCTGCCGAGCATGGCCATCGAAACTGCCATGCCCGAGGTACCCCGCTTCGCGATGTATTCCGGTTGCGTCCTCGATCAGCTGACCTGGCAGATGCAGCGCTCCGGTCTGCTGACCGCCACTGCCCGCCTTGTCGCCCAAGGCGAAACCATCGCCGCTGCGACAGCCGCAGGCACGCCGACAGCGCTGGGCCTGCAGCGCTTCGGCCATTTCAACGGCACGGTGAAACGCAACGGCAGCAGCCTGGGGAACGTGGTCCCCGCCGAGATCACCTATTCCAACAACCTCGACCGGATCGAGACCATCCGCGGTGACGGCCGCATCGATGGCGCCGATCCTGCCATGGCCGCCTTGTCGGGCCGGATAGAGGTTCGGTTTTCCGATACCACGCTGATCACCCAAGCCATCGACGGCACGCCCTGCGAGCTGGAGTTCAACTACAGCCTCGGGGCCAACGCCAGCTTCACCTTCACCGCCCACGCCGTCTACCTGCCCCGCCCGCGGATCGAGATCGCCGGGCCGCAGGGTGTGCAGGCGACGTTCGACTGGATGGCCGCCAAAGCTACCAGCCCCGCCCGCATGTGTACCGCCGTCCTCATCAACACCCTTGTAGGATACTGATCATGATCCGACTGAACCTGACCGCGACGCCGCAATGGCTGGACCTCGCCCCAGGCCTGCGCCTGCTGGTCGGCCCGCTGACCACCGCTTTGATGGTGTCCGCCCGCGCCGATCCGGCCATCGAGGCTCTGCCGGAAGGAGCGACGCAGGAAGCACTGGCCCTCGCCATGGCCAAAGCCGTCGCCCGCCGCGCAGTGTTGGATTGGAAGGGTGTCGGTGATGCCATGGGCCAACCCACGCCCGTCACCCCTGAAGGCATCGACGCCCTGTTGGAAATCTGGCCGGTCTTCGAGGCGTTCCAGACCTTGTATGTAGCAAAGGGTTTGATCCTCGACACCGAAAAAAACGTCTCCGCGCCCTCGCCGACTGGTCCTTCGGCGGGGGCGACAGGTACTGCGCGGCCTGCCAAGTTGCCTGCCCGGACTGCCCTGCAAGACTGAACAGGCCACAGACCCCTGAGGGCTGGCAAGTCTGGGACCTGGTCGGTCGCCTTGGTGGCCAGCTGCGCGTCATCCCCGGCGCGGTGCTGGGCTGGGACATGGGCGCGGCGCTGGCAATGGCGAGCGCCCTCGGGATCGACACCCTGATCGCCGCCGAACTGCTGCCCGAGATCGAGGCGGTGATGGTGCGCAAGCTGAACGAACAGATGGAAGGAAGCCGCGATGGCTGAAAAACGCGTATCCGTCCGCCTCGTCGCGGAGGGCGGCCGCCAGGTGCGTGCAGAGTTAGAGGGCATTGGTGATGCGGGCGCGCGGGGTTTTGGCCGCCTCTCGACCGAGATGGAACTGGCCAACACCCGGCTCGCCAGCTTCGCCCGCGAAGCCGGGATCGCGCTGGCAGCGGTGACGGTTGCGGCGGCCGCTGCTGGTGTGGCGATGGTCCGGTCGGGCCTCGAAACCATCGGCGCGCAAGCCGACATGGCCGCCTCGCTGAAAACCACGGTCGAAAGCTTGCAGGTGCTGACGTGGGCTGGCGAGTTGGCAGGCGTGTCGATGGGCGAAATCGAACAGGCCACGAAGAAGCTGACCACGCGGTTGTCGGAAGCGGCAGCAGGATCTGGATCGGCGGTCGGGGCCTTACAACGGCTGAACCTGACAGCAGCCGACCTTCAGGCATTGCCACTCGACCAGCGCATCGTCGCCATTCAGGAAGCCCTGAACCGGTTTGTGCCTGAAGCGGAACGGGCTGCTGTCGCCTCCGACCTCTTCGGCGACAAGGCGGCGCTGGCGTTTCTGCGGATTGACCCGGCCACGTTGCGCGAGGCGGCGCAAGATGTGCGCGACTTCGGGGTGGCGGTCAGCGCCAGTGATGCGGCCCAGATCGAACGCACCGGCGATGCCATCGCGAGGCTCAGCCTGATCTGGACCGGCCTTGTCAATCGCCTGACCGTCGCCGTCGCCCCAGCGCTGGAAACCATCGCCAACACGCTGGCCGACATGGCGCGCAGCACCGGGCCGATCGGCATCGCGATCACCGCGCTGTTCGACAACATCGGTCGCCTCACCACCTATGCCGCGACCTTTGCCACGCTGATGGCCGGGCGCTGGGTGGCAGGATTGGCGGCTGCGGCCCTGTCCGTGCGCGGCCTCGCCACCGGCCTCGTCATCTTGCGCGGGGCGCTGATCCGCAC